GCTCACCTTCAATGCCGTCGTAAGAGGGCAGGCGATCAAGCCTGAGGACATTCTCTCGTTTTCATCGCGGATGGGCAAAGACAAGCTGGACGCGCTCTTCACCGAGCTTTGCGTGCCGTGGTGGGTCGAGAGTGAGGGGAAGAAGCGGGTCGTGCCGAAGCTGAAGCTCAAGAAAGACCTGGGCGTGAAGTCGCACAACCTCGCTGACGCGGTGATCGCCGCCGACAACGTCAACATCGCGACCGGCCCGTCCGTCGCAATGTTCCTGAGAAAGAAGAACCGATGAACCAAGTTGTACGGCTGGCGAACTATGTGCAGCGCCGCCTCGACGGTATGTTCCCGGCCTATTTCGCTGGAACAACGCCGAAGCACGATCACTACAAGGATTTCGGCTATCCGGAGAAGCTGACGTTCGATCAGCTCTACCGGATGTATTCGCGCAACGGGATTGCGGCGGCCGGCGTCGACAAGACCATCCGCAAAACGTGGCAGGATAATCCGTTTCTTCTGGAGAAGGAGCGGGACGGATCGCAGAAGGGCACGGCGAAGGAAACGCCGATCGAGAAGCAGATCCGCCAGCGCTTCGACGATCTGCGCCTGTGGACGCGCCTGGCTGAAGCCGATCGCATGTCGATGGTAGGCGCCTATGCTGGCGTCATCCTTCGTTTCGCCGACGGGCAAGCATTCAACCAGCCGGTGACATCGGTGACCGGTGGCCTGATGGGTCTCGTCGAGGTTATCCCGGCATGGGAGGGGCAGCTCAAGGTCTCGGAGTGGGACACGGTCGAGACGTCCGAGACCTACGGTCAGCCGAAGATGTTTCAGTTCAGCGAGTCCTCTGTCGACACCAACAAGCAGCAGCCGCGCCACATCATGATCCATCCAGACCGTGTGATCGTCTGGTCGAAGGACGGGTCGGTCAACGGCTCGTCAGCGCTTGAGCCTGGCTACAACTCCCTGATCGACATGGAGAAGGTGAGGGGCGCCGGCGGCGAGGGCTTCTGGAAGAACGCGAAGAGCGCGCCTGTCCTCGAAGTCGACAAGGAAGCCAAGATCGCGGAGATGGCCAAGGCCATGGGCGTGGGCGTCGAGGATCTCGCCGACAAGATGAATGAGCAGGTCGCCGACTGGAATGCCGGGTTCGACCAGCTTCTCATGATTATGGGGATGCAGGCCAAGACGCTGAACATCACCTTGCCATCGCCTGAGCACTTCTATGCGGTGGCCCTGCAGGACTTCGCGGCGTCGATCAACATCCCGGTTAAGGTTCTCGTCGGAATGCAGACTGGCGAGCGCGCCAGCCAGGAAGACGCGGACGAGTGGGCGCAGACGAACATGTCCCGCCGTGCCAACCAGACGATCCCGAACATCCGGCTGCTGATCGACCGCCTCGAGCGCTTTGGCATCCTTGATGAGAAGGACTGGTTCATCGACTGGGCCGACCTGACCGAAGCATCAATGTCCGAGAAGGTTGATCGCGCCGACAAGATGGCCGGGGTCAATCAGAAGATGGGCGGCAGCGTTTACGTCTTCACTGACGACGAGATCCGCGCCGCAGTTGGCTACGAACCGCTGAGCGATGCCGATAAGTTCCGCGATGACGTCACCGACGACGAGATCGACGCGGCCGTCACACCTCCGAACCAATAGGATTATCCATCATGCCCAATCAGGTGCGTGTGAACGTCAGAACACTGGCGAACGTGAAGGCTGTCCGCAAGGAAAAGCGCAACGGCCGCGATCTGGTGATCGTCCCGTCGGCAACCCTGCCGGACAATATCATCATGAACGGGATTAAGTACCCAGCCGAGGAGATCGCCAAGGGCTATCAGACACTCAACCGGTCCCCCGCGCCGCTTGGTCACCCACTGGTGAACGGCAAGTTCGTCTCCGCTCGTGATCCAGAGGGGATGAATATCGGGTACATCGGGGCTTGGAACGAGAACGTGCGCCAGGAAGGCGGTCGAGTCCTGCTCGACAAGGTGATCGACGTCGAGTTCGCCAACCGCTCTGAAGGTGGCAAGGCGGTTCTCGCAGCGATCGAGGCCGGCGGACCAATCCACACCTCGACTGGCCTTCTGGCCGTCATGGAGGCGGTCAACGCCGATGACCACAAGCGTATCGCCCGCGCCATGGTCTTCGATCATGACGCCATCCTGCTCAACGAAGACGGCGCCGCTACCCCTGACCAGGGCGTCGGCATGCTGGTCAACGCCAAGGGCGAATTGGAAGAAATTGAGGTCGTCAATTCCGCAATGACGGATGCTGCCGATCAAGAAATCGACTGGGCGGGAACTCGCCTCGTCGAGGCTCTCATGCGCCGACAGAACATCAGCGTATGGGAAAAAGTGAAGTCCGCAATCATGGACGCCATCGGCTCCGGGCGGGAACCATCCACGAACACAAAGGAACACGACATGACTGTTGAAGAACAGCTCAAGGCGCTTTCCGCGAAGGTTGACGCCCTCTCGGAAGGAAAGCCGAACGAGGCGATGAATAAGACCATCGCCGACGCCGTCACCGCAGCCGTCAATGCTGCCGTCAAGCCGCTGACGGACGCGCACACTGCCATGGTTGCGAACCAGAAGGCCAAGGACGATGCCGAGCACGCCGAGCTCGTCACCAAGATCGTCAATGCCAAGGTGCTGGACGAGGCCACCGCGAAGGCTACGCCTCTCGCCACGCTTCGTGCTCTGGCGCCGAAAGCTGATCCGAAGTCGGCGGCCGCTTTGAACTCCGCCTTCAGCGGCGGCGTCAAGACCAGCGGCTTCCAGCTTCCGAAGGGAGACAAGTAACATGGCCCGCTACAACAAGATCTACGCCGGCCCAGTGCAGGAGGTCGTGCCTCAGGTGCACGAAATGATCTGCGACACCGCAGTTCTCCCCGGCACTGCCGTGGTCCGCACGTCGGGCAAGTTCGTTCCGGCGGTCGCCGCCAGCAAAGGCCGCATGTTCATTGTCCAGGACAACTACCTGGCCATGAAGGACGTCGACACCGCATGGCCAGCCGGGGATCGCATCGTGGCGATGGAATTGCTCGACGAGCAGCTTTTCCGCGTTCGTGTGCCGACTGGCACCAGCATCACCCAAGATCAGGCCCTCTCGGTGAACGCTGCTGGCAAGTTCATCCCGGCCACAACCGGCACCTTCGTGGTCGCGTTCGCAAGCGAGACCTACAACAACACCTCTGGTGCAGACCAGCTTGTCAGCGTCCGCGCTGCCAAGGGTTACACCTTCGCATAAGGAGAAACCGACATGCGTTACTTCGACGATCAGCTTGTCGCCAACTCCCGCCCGCATGCGGAATGGTGGAACGACGTCTCCATGAACCGTGAGCACTTCCACCAGGTGGAAGAGCACATGGCTTCTCTGGCCAACGCCTCAGCTGTCCTGCCGCGCGATGCGTGGCTGGATATCGACAGTATCACCCGCCGCGTCCTGCGTGACGACGAGGGTGAGGTCTACATGCGAGACCTGATGGCGCTGGCTCGCCCGATCAACATTGGCAAGCTTGTCAGCCTGACCCGCGTTGCATCGGATTCGGCAAACCCGGTCATCCGTTCGATGTCCGGTCAGACGCCGGTGCCGATCGACAAGGTCGTCTACACCTTCCGCGGCACGCCTGTTCCGATCTTCCAGGACGGCTACGGTCGCGAATGGCGGGAATGGAACACGCTCCAGTCCGAAAACTTCGACGCTCTCTCCGACGACGAAGAGGCAGCCAACGCCAAGATCAAGAAGGACCAGGCGGACTACGTCCTCAACGGCGATACCTCGATCGTCTTCCAGGGCTACAACGGCACGGGCATCCGCAGCAACCCGCTGGCCAAGGCCGTCAACATCGGCGCCTCCGGTGCGAACATCAATCTGACCACGGCTACGGCCGACCAGATCGATGCGTTCTTCACCCAGACGCTCGGTGCCATCCTCGACGCCAACCTCGTCACCGGCAAGATCAACGTCTACGTGTCGCCCGAAATCGGTCGCCGCCTCGACTTGTCCTATTCTGGCTCTTCCGGCTTCAAGGGCGGCACGCTGCTGGCCTACCTCCTGACCAATCGCCGCATCAACAAGATCGAAGTGACTTACAAGCTCTCGGGCAATGAGTTCTTCGGCTTCGTTCCGTCGGCGGAGTTCATCCGTCCTCTGATCGGCATGGCCGTCAACACGACTGCGATGCCTCGCTTGTATCCGACCGCCAACTATCAGTTCCTGAAAATGGGCGCGATGGGTCTGGAAATCCGAGCGGACTACAACGGCAAGGCCGGCGTTTTCTACAGCACGAACACCTGATGAACCGCCTCGCTCTGTGAAGGGCGAGGCATTTCCCGACAAATGGAGACAGATCCATGAAGATCCGTTTGAAAGCGCCGGCAGGACTGGAGTCCACCGGCATCTATGGCAAGGACGCGGAAGAAATTCCCGTTGGCCACGAAATGGAAGTTGCCGAAGAGCCCAAGGGCTGGGCTGGACGCTATGACATCATTGATGCAGACGACACCAAGGACAAGATCCCCCTGCTGAACGAAGGCTCGGACAATGCCGAGCTTGTGAAACAGTTGGCGGCCGTCACTGGCGAGCGCGATAGGCTCAAAGAGCTTGTGGACGCTCACGAAGCCGATTCCAACAAGCAGTACAGCGTAGGGGAAGAAACGAAGTCGCGGGTTTTCGCGGCTGCTGGCCTCACAAACCTTAGCGATCTCCAAGCTGTCCTTGATGCCGTCGAGCAGGCATTGAAGGCAACTCCAACTGCCGACCCGCTCGACCATGACGACGATGGCAAGAAGGGCGGCTCGAAGGCCACCGAAGCAAGCCCGGAACTGACGAAAGCCCGTGCTGACTATCAGGAAGTCGTTGGCAAGAAGGCTTTCAACGGTTGGAGCGTCGAGGAGCTTCAGGCGAAAATCGACGCGAAGCTGGCGGAGTAACTTAGATGGCAGGCTACGGCGACGATACGGGCTTCGCAGCCTGGCTGGCAGATAACGGCTACGTGCTGCCGGGAACCGCGCCGTCGCCGGCCGTCCTTCGCAATCGCGGGAGCCAATACATCGACGCGGTGTATGGCTCTCGCTTCCTTGGCAGCGTGGTAGACCCGCTACAGGAGCGACAGTGGCCGCGCGAGCGCGCGATTGTCAATGGCAAGCTTCTGCCGTCCGATGTGGTCCCGCCTGCCGTCATCAATGCCTCATACCAGGCCGCCTATCAGGAGGCACTGAAGCCGGGTAGCCTCACGGTGATCGGTACATCCTCTGGCGCAGTCAAGCGAGTGAAGGTCGGCCAGATCGAAAAGGAATACCAGACGGCGAAGGACGACGGCACGGCCTCGGCCATCACGCCGCTGATTTCGATCGTCGACGGCATGCTCGCACCGTTCCTCAAGGACGAGGATCTCATAGGCTTCGGCATCTGGTCGGTAGGCTGCTGATGGCCACGTTCGACTATGCCGAGATCCAAGCGGTCGCCCATGAGCTGATCGCGGAGTTCGGCCAACACGGCACCGTCAAGCGCATCACGCCTCCCGATCCGGTTCTCGGCGGTGAC